CGCGCACGCGGGACGCGCAAAGATGTGAAGCGTTAGAAAGTTGTCAGAAATGGCAAAGCGCGAGAAGAAGCTGGAGACTGTTCTGGCTAGGGCTCGTGAGCTTTCCGAGAAAGACGCTCTCGATGAGGTTGAGACGAAGGAACTGGCCGACACTATGGTCGAGGCCAAGTCCCTTAGCGACAAGATTCATCAGGAGCGCTCCATCGACGAGTTCACTCGGACTCTATCCGAAAGTACTCCGGCTCCGAAGGATGCTGCGCGTTCAGAGATTGTCATTGGACTGGTGGAAGGTCGCCAGTACGAGGCCGTCGCTGACCGTAAGGCGTTCGCGAGCGCGGTGAAGACATGGAAGAACAAGACGCGTGAGCCTTGGGGCTTCGACATCCGCTACAAGGTAGTGGACCCCGGAGTTACATCTGAGACGAGCGCGGGCGCTGTTGTGCTAGCAGGAACCGACCCCGGTGAGCAGTACGGTGGAGTCGTTTCGCCGTTCTATTACCCCGGGATTATCGAACCGCCTACCCGGGTTCCGGTCGTGGCGGACCTCTTCGCACAGGGCGCTACCGAGTCAAACCTCGTTCGCTTGGTGAAGGAAACGGTCACCGTAAAGGGTGCCCGGGCACGTCAGGAAGGCGAGGCGTACAACGCTTCGCAGATAGAAGTCTCTCCGCTTGACTCGCCTGTCAAGGACATTACGACCTTGCTGCCAGTCACGGAAGACGTTCTAATGGACATCCCTGCGATGTCCGCCTACCTCAGCATGCGTCTGGCGAAGTTCGTCCAGTTGCGTGAAGAGGAGGAGCTACTGACCGGAGATGGAACTGGGGCGCACCTTGTTGGCCTTCAGAACCTCGAAGACCGTACCATTGCAGCGCAGGGTGCCGATGACATCGACACTGCTGTGATGAAGCTCTGCGCGAAGGTGTTCAAGAACTCGTTCCTCGACCCGAAGAACGTGCTCATGAGCCCCGCAACGTGGGCTGCGTACGTCACGCTCCGCACGAACTTGAACGGCGGACTCGGCCAGTTCCTTGCTGGTCCTCCGACGCTCGCGTCTGTCCGCACTATCTGGGGTCTTCCGATTGTGGTTACCCCCGTTGTGCCGGATGACCGCGTGTTCGTGACGAACCCCACTGCGGCGATGATTTTCCGCAACGGTGGGCTAAGGGTCGAAAGCTCGACAGGTTACGGCACGTACTTTGGCGAGGGACTTGTCGCCATCCGTGGAAAGGTCCGTGTTGCGTTTGCGGTGTTCCGTCCGCAGGCCATCGGCGAACTCATCCTGGGCAGCTAAACCCGAAGCACAAGCAGCAAAAGTAACACCCTCGTGGTTGAGAGCGGGTGGTCTAGTACCCGCCCGCTCTCACTGCGTACTAGACGAGAGGAGTGAACATGAAGACTTGTACGAAGTGCGGAAGAACGAGGCGACTTGCGGAGTTCTACCGACAGAGTGCCGGTCGTGGTGGTTACGCGGCCGAGTGTAAGGAGTGTGTGAGGACACGACAGAGTGCGCGGCCAGCGTGCGCATTTCCGGGCTGTGCTCGTCCCCGTGCGTCAGAGCCACATTGTCAGGCGCACGCGCATCAACGACGGATGGGACAGACTCTCCGGCCGATTCGCAAGAACGACGGGACAGGCTGGGTAACGGCGAATGGCTACCGAGAGCTAAGTCGAGGTCGGAGCCGCAGAGTGTTAGAACATCGCACAGTGATGGAGCAGACACTCAAGCGGTCGCTGCTATCGGGCGAATCCGTTCACCATAAGAACGGTGTGAAGGACGATAACCGTCCTGAAAACCTGGAACTGTGGAGCACAGCACAACCCACAGGACAGAGAGTAGAAGACTTGCTCGCTTGGGCGCACGAGGTCATCGAGCGTTACGAGTGAGAGAACAAATCGGGCAGGCTGGGGAGCCACGCTGCCTCCAAAGCAGCAGGACAGAGTTCGACTCTTTGGCTCGATGCAACACGCGCCACTGGTGAAGTGGTATCACGCCTTCCTTCCAAGTAGGTGTCGTCGGTTCGAGTCCGACGTGGCGCTCGTATGGGCAACCCATTGGCGAGGGTAGCTGACTGTAAATCAGTGGCTGCGGCTGTGGAGGTTCGACTCCTTCCCCATGCACGAGAATACGGATGCGTAGCTGAGACGGTACAAGCGCCCGCCCGAAGAGCGGGAGACGGAGATTCGACCGCTTCCGCATCCACTGTGACGGATGCTCGTGTAGCGGAGCGCGCGGTTGTGGCCCGCGTCGAAGCGGGTGCAAATCCCGTCCGCCACCCGAAGGTTCACCGGTCGCAGGAGACGTGATTGGTAGCACGTCGAAACGGCGACCCCGCCCCACCTGAGCCCGTAGAGGGAGTGGGATACGGCTAGGGCTGTCGAAACGGGACAGGTCGTCTTACCAACGACTGTTCGGCAGTCTTCACACTTTGCGAATCAAGGTGTCGAAACGTAGCGGAAACGACTGTCCGGTTATCAGGACACCGTTACATTGTCCGGTTATCAGGACAACATGACATGAGGGAGACATGTCCGTGAATCGAGACTTGGTTATCGACTTCGTAGCAGGCGGCGGTCCGCACTTCACGGAGCACCTGTTGCCGGTCTACCAGGCACTACCGCCCTCGATGCGCGGTTCGTTCTACACGGAGCCGAAGTTCGCCCCGGCTAAGATGCCGGAGCGCGCCGACGCGGGCGGCGACCTCTGGCTCACATGCAGCTACGGTGACCTGATGCTCGCACACTTCGCGGAGCTGGCGCGGCCCATCATCTTCATGGAACACGGTGCGGGCTTCACCTTCGAGGGCAGCGACGGTCTGACGCTCGACTCCTACTCCGGTTCGCTGGAGCGGCCGAATGTGGTGCAGTTTCTGAACGTGAACGAGTACGCGCTCAACGCGAACGCGCGCTCGCACCCGTACGCGGCGCAGGCCGTCATCGGGTCGCCGAAGATGGACCGATGGTATCCGCCGCCCAAGTTACACGGTCGGAAGCGGATTGCGATGGCTTGGCACTGGGATGCTCTTGTCGCCCCGGGAACGCGCTCAGCGCTGGAGCACTACCGGGACGCCCTACCCGAACTGGCGCAGTGGTGTGCTAAGCAGGGGTACGAGTTGGTCGGCCACAGTCATCCGCGCATCGAGACGGAGGTCAAGTTCCTCTGTCTGTCACTGGGAATCCCGTACATCACTCTGGAGGAGATGTACCGGACCGCCAGTATGCTCATCGCAGACGCTACCAGTGTCGCCTACGAGTTCGCCAGCCTTGGACGCCCAGTGCTGTCGTTGAACTGCCCGGCCTACCGCGAAGAGAAAGACGACGGTCTCCGCTTCTGGCAGCACATCCCGGGCTTGCAGATTGACGAGCCATCAGAACTTGTCGGCGCGGCTTCGACCGCACAGGTAGACCCTACGATGGTGCGATTCCAACGGGAGGAAGCCGTCGAGGCGGTCTACCCGGTCCGAGGCGACGCGGCGGCTACGGCAGTGGATGCGATTGAGTACTTCATCGACAACGCCGGAACAGGGTACATGGCTATGGCGGACACGCCGATACCAAGCAATGAGCGACTCCGCAAGGAGCGCTCACGGCAGATAGCGCTCATGGCATCCATGCAGCGCGCCCGCAAACGACCGGCAGACAGGAACATCGAGCGAGAACTGTTTCACTACAAGGACTGCTCACGAAGGAGCAAGGCGTGACCACGCACAGAGGCATCGCGATTCGACTGGCAACAGTGCCGTTTGCTACGGTGGACCTACTCAGTGAGTACCTTGTCGAGACCGTCCCGGCAGGTAGCAAACTCGCGAACCTCGCCCTGCTCGGCGCGTCCCACGCGATTCAGAAATACTGCGACCAGACGCTGTTCTACATCGAGAACGACACGGTCGTCGTGGACGGCACAGGCTCTGACACCCTGCTCCTGCCAGACCTGCCGGTTACCGACGTGTCCGAAGTCCTTGAGAACTGCGACTGGACCACGCCGCACGCGCTGCTCGGCTCGGACAGCGGTTCAGACTCCGAGTACGACTTCAGCGATTCGGGCCTACTTTTCCGTCGGCACGGGCAGTTCGTCACAGTTGAGAGCCGCTTCGCTGCGTCGTTCGGCAAGTTCCCGAATCGCAGGCGCAGCGTGCAGGTTACGTACTCGCACGGCTACAGCCTGGGCGGGCTCGTGTCCGTGCGCGTGATGGGCGCGGCTGCGCTCGTGGACATCGACGTACCTGGCTTCGACGCGCTACGGGACGACACACTTGTGGCTGTCTATGACGAAACCTCTCATGCACTGCGGATGCCGACGCTTGACATCGACGGCGACGGCTTCACTCTTGCGACCAGCACGACCGGCCACGTCCTGCTCGTGACGTTCGAGGTCGCGAATCAGATGCCCGCCGACATTCAACTCATCGCGGTCGCATGCGCCGCGCGCACGTGGGCGCAGGACGGCGCGAATCAGGAGAGCGTCGGCAGCTACTCAGCTTCCTACGCAGGTCAGCCTGCGACGTTGACGATTGACGAGAAGAAGATTCTCGACCGCTATCGCGACCGACGGAGATAACGCACGTGTTGAAACATCTGATGTGTCAGCACGCAGTCATCCTCAACGAGGTTGACACAACCGAGGACCAGTACGGCGATGACGTTCGCACGTTCACGGATACGTCGGGCATCGTCTGGGACTGCCGCATCGAGCCGACGTCCTCACAGGAATACGAGACTGACCGCGACACGAGGAAGTCGTTCTTCCGTCTGTTCCTCACGGAGCAAGCCACTGGAGAACTGACCGCGAAGAGTCGCGTGGTCATCGACAACATCACGTACGAAGTGTTCGGTGACCCCAGTCCGATGCGCCGACGTTCGCGCGTGAGTCATATCGAAGCAATCGTCCGAATCATAGAGGGATGACATGTACCACGAGATAGACAAGGAAGCACTTCGCGCTGCCCTCGACGAGCTGGCGGAAATCGACGAAGCGATTGAGCAGATGGCTAACGACCTTGCTGAAACCGTACGGTCGCTGACACCGGTAGGTGAGACGGGCCACGCGGTGGAGTCCATCGAGGTTGTCGAGCACCCAGACATCCCGAACGCTTGGCGCGTACAGGCGACTTCACCGAAGTTCCACCTGATTGAGTTCGGCACGGGCGAGCGCGAGACGAAAGCCGGAGCTTACCGAGGCGAGATGCCAGTCTTTGCACCGTTTTTCAACGCCGCTGACGCCACGGGCAAGTTCCACCCACACGGGGACTACGGCGAGAGCGAGACAGACGTATGACAGACTTTGACATATTTCCAGACAGTGAATATCTGGCTGTCAAGATTCTGAAGGCCGCTGTCACGGCCGGGCAGTTCGCCAGCCACACGCCGCGCATCGGTACGCGCATCCCTGCGTCACCTGACTTCTCGAAGGGTGTTCTCACGGTGCAGCGCATCGGCGGTGTGCCGACTCAGCGCAGGCGGCTTGACCATCCCTGTATACAGGTGGACGTCTGGCATGACATCAAGAAAGACGCACACAGCATCGCGCAGCTCGCGCGGGTCGCTCTGTTCAAGGCCGAGGGCAAGGTCTACGCGAAGCCGCCTGCTGTCGTCACGGGTACGGAGGACGCGCTAGGAGTCCAGTGGCAGTTCGACAGCATTAACTTGAAACCCAGATACCTCTTCCGAGTGTATCTAACGGTTCACAACGTCTAAGAAGTCAACGACCGTTGTAGTGGGCTGAAACAGTCGTTGCATGTTCACGCCAAGCCCACAGTCGTACGCACGGAGCGCAAGACTGGCATACCTGCCCGCACGGAGCGAGCAGTGAAGTACCTCTCTTAGGAGAGGGAAGGAGAAACAAGATGACGTATCAGGGCAATGATGCAGGTCGCATCGTTGTTGGTGCAAACGGAACGGTGTACGTCTCAGACATCACCGCCACGGCTCCGACCGACGCCACGACTGACCTGGGCGCTGTGGCCCCGCACGATGCGGTCGCAGGCGATTGGGTTGAGTTGGGCTTCGTCGCAGAGAACGGTGTGGTTGTGACACCGAGTCAGGCCGTCACGCCCGTGATGGTTTGGCAGAGTTCATATCCGGCGCGGAAGATAATCACGTCGCGCGGACTTGAGTTGGACTTCATCCTTCGGGAGCTTTCCAACCCAGTTGCGCTCGTGTTCGCGATGGGCGGGGGCTCGGTTGTCGAGGCTCCACAGGGCGGGGCATTTACCTTCACACCGCCTCTTGCGCAGGCAGTTGACCTACGGTCACTGTGCCTGGACTGGCAGGATGGGACTCGCCTGTTCCGGCTTTACATTCCGAACGGTCAGGTGGTTGACCTCGCCGCGTTCACCCTGAGTCGAACGGCTCCGGCTGAACTGCCCGTGAAATTCCAGCTCAACCATTCGGGCACAGGCGCACCCTACAACATATTCAGCAACGACGCTGGATTGGAAGGGTCGTAAAGCACCAATAACAGTAACTGAAAGGGCGGGGCTTCCGGCCGTCTAAGGGGTTGGGAGCCCCCGCCCCCGAGAGTAGGGAGACAGCAGTGCAGGGAGACACCAACCCCAATGGCCGCAATACAAGCGGCAGTGTTGGGGCTGTTCCTTTATCAGGGGGAGAGAGATTGAGAACACGTGAAGAACTTGCCTGGGCCGCCGGTCTCTTTGATGGTGAAGGCTCTATTGTGCTGGTGAAACGCGCGAACCACCGCCAACACGCTGAGATGTCGATGGGTCTGACGGATAGAGACCTTATTCAGCGATTCCAGAATGTGATGGGAGGCTGTATGAATGGCCCACACACGCACGTTGCGGGTCTTGCGATGTGGAGTTGGAATCTCCACACCTTCGAGAAAGTACAAGCTGCGATTGTGATGTTGTGGCCCTGGCTTGGTGAACGGAGGCGTACAAGAGCAACAGAGGTTCTTTCTCAGGTGTCGCAACCACTTACATCTGAAGAGGACTTTGCTCGACGGTCAGTCGCACAGAAGATTCGTTGGGCAGACACTTCGCCGGAGCGGCGAAGTGAGATAGGGCGCGCAGTCTCAAGAGGACGGCGCGCGCCACGAAGGGAGATACAGAGTCATGATTGACCTAGATGAAGCCCGCGCTGCACGGCGTGAGACCGCAGGGATTCACCCGGTACTGCGGATTGGGGATAAAGAGTATGAACTACCAGTCGAGCTGCCGGTGGAGGCTATCCGGCACCTGAAGTCACTTGCTGAGGCGACGAAGAAGAAAGACGGCGATGCCATCACCGACGCGCTGCTGGGCGCGCTTGAGGCGATGCTCGGCAGGGAGTTCGCCGAGTTCATGACAAACGGTCCTTCGATTCAGGACCTTGCTGCGGTCGTGTCAGGTATCCCGGCCGAGTACGGGATGGAACTGGGGGAATCCTCAGCCTCGCCGACGCCTGTGAAGAGCACTACGGCGCGGCCGAGGCGGCGTTCCGCCAAAGCTACCAGCTAGACTTGCGAACCCTGCTCTACGGTCCAAACCCGTGGGGCGCACGACGGCTGTGGAACCTAGTCAAGTGGTTGCCGCTTGACTCACCGCTCGCGCGCTCGCAGGACCCGCTGGGGGCGGGGCTCGGCTGGAGTACTACGCAGGAGTTGCTCGCACAGATTGCAGAGGTCGCAGACGTGACGAACGTCATTCTCATGCAGGTGTACGGAGAGAAGAACTCGCGCGTCCGCAAGCCAATCCACATCCCGCGACCGAGGGACATAGGCAAGGAAAAAGACAAGCCGGTCATGTCCTCTGAGGCAGAGATAGAAGCGTTCATGGCGGTAGATGGTATCCGCATCAAGAGAGGTAAGGCGAAGAAGTAATGGCATCAGGCGTTGGTGATGTCTTTGTAGACTTGATTCCCAACATGGAGGGGTTTGACGACCTGCTCGATGAAGGGCTGTCTCAGGCTGCCGAAGGTGCTGGGCAAACCGGTGGTGAGGTTGCAGGTCGGGCGTTCAATGATACCTTCAGTTCCGCAGTGGGAAGCGGTTCCGACCTAACTTCCGGCATGGAGGAATCGGTGGCGAGTGCCGGAGACGCGGCCGGGCAAGCCGGTGGCGAGACTGCGGCGCAATCATTCGAGTCGAACTTCAGTTCTACGGTGCAGGGCACTCTCGATTCTAGCCTGGTGGATGCGGTAGAGAGTGCCGCCGGACTGGCCGGGGAAGAGGGCGGCAACATCCTTGCAGCCGCGTTCGGCGATGCTGTCTCCGAGTCGGTCACCGATGCCATCGACACGGCGATGGCGGATATGTCCGACAGCCTGTCCAGCGATTCGGAATCTGCGGGAGAAGACGCGGGGACTGCGGCGGGACAGGGCATGGGTCAGGGTCTAGGCAACTCCTTCGGGCTGTTGGGCGCGACACCTATGGTAGTGCAGCGGTTCGGCACCCTCGGAACGGTTCTAGGAGGCGTATTCGCGGCCTACTTCGGCAAGCAGACCCTGAGTGCGTACGAGACCATCGAGTCAAACACGCAGCGGATACAGTACGGCCTAACACAGATGGAGATGCCCGCGCTGTTCCAGCCCTTGATAGACTCCGCGCAGGCGTTCTCCCTTGAGTCGGGCAAGACCGAGGGCGACATCCTGAAGCTACAGGCGAACCTTGTAAGCCTCGGACAGACAACGCTTACCGCGCTCGGGCCAGCAGGCGCACAGAAAGCGATTGAGGGATTGACGGAGGGTCTCATCAACATGGCGGCTGCGACGGGTAAGCCGCTCGCGCTGATGACGCGAAGCCTCGGGCCGCTCATCCTGAATGACCCCGCACGCGCGCTTCCTATGCTTCAGAAGTTTGGCGCGCTGACACTCTTGCAGGTTCAGCACATCAACGCCCTTATCGCCGCCGGTAAGAAAGAGGCGGCGACTCAGGAGATAATCAACCTGACGAATGAGCGGTTCGCGGGCGGTGCCAAGGCAGCGTTGACGCCGTTGGCGGACCTGAAGAACCGATTCAACCAGCTAGAGATTGCTGTCGGCAAGGTACTGTCGGTCGGCACGTGGCTGCTCGACAACGTCATCAAGGCGATTCCGGGTCCAATGATGGTAGCCGTGGAAGCCATCGGCGTCGCAGCGGGCGCGATGGTGCTCTGGAACCTCGTGTCTGGCAAGATGATACTGCTCGGAGGCGCACTACTGAAGGCACTATTTGGCGTCATCCCTGGCTTGAGCGCGGTGGCCGCAGAGTCAATCTCGGCCTCCTTCGCCGTGGGAGGGTTCAGCGGCGGGATGGAAACGCTGCGCATCTACACCCTGTCCTCGGCGGCGGCGCTGAAGGGATGGATTGCCGCGAGTTGGCCGCTCGTCACGGCGCTCGCGGTCGTTGCAGCGGGCGCGTGGCTGACTAAGCAGGGCTGGGATGCAAGCAACGCGGCGGTCGCGGAGGCTGCGGCCGTGTACAAGCAGGCCGAACAGCAAATCGCAAAGACGGGCGAGGCCACGGACGCGCTGGTCAAGATTCAGAACAAGTACAACAAGGCGCTGCAACCGAGCTTCTTTGACCAAATCAGAGAGGGGTTCGCCTCCATATTCGGCAAGCCGTCCCCTGCACAGGTGTGGTATGACGAATACTACAAGACCCTCGACATGATAAACAGTCACACGACTGACCTCGTCGTCATCATGGGGAAGCAGGTCGGTGTGGCCGACAATGCGACCCTTGCGCTGAACGCCTGGATAAAGGCGCAGACCAACGCGGGACAGGTAGCAGACACGACGGGGCTGTCCCTCCTGTTCGGGGAGAAGTCGATGGGCATGCTCCTCGGCACGATGGCGCTGATGCCGGGCATCTCCGACGTCACGAAGCAGTCCCTGGCGGGACTCGTTGGGCAGTACGTTACCCTGACGGGCAGCACGGAGGGGCTGAACCGGGCGCAGATACTCGCTGCGGTCTCGGCCGGTGACTACGTGGCGGCCGAACTGCTAGTACAGAACGCGGCCCGCGCATCCGGCATCGAGATTCGCAGCCTCGGCAACGAGTTCGACACCGTTGCTGGCATCGTCGGTACAACCGGCGAGCAGCTAGCCATCCAGTTCTCCAACGTGATGACCACGCTGGCAGAGAGCGACAAGAAAGGCAAGGCAGCCCTCGACCTCATCATGTCAACCGAGCAGTCTATCAAGTCTTGGGCGGCGGGTGTTGGTGCGGCGGTAGCCACGGTGGAGGGCGAGTTCGACAACCTTGCGAAGAAGTCGAAGAACACGACCGCGATAATCCTCCACGACAACGCGAAGTACATCAAGGACATCCAGGCAAGGGCGAGGGACACGCGGACCATCCTACGGCGCTCGGGCACCGAGAACGAGCAGCAGATGTACGCGTACCTGCAAGCCACCGGGCAGATGACCTCGGAGACGCTAGACCAAATCGCAGGCATGTCTGGGAAGTCGTTCGACAAGATGATTGCGGACGCAAAGAAGTGGCAGACCGCGCAGGACAGGACCGCGAAGGCTGCGGCGGTAGGCCCCACTGCGGTGCTACTTGACATCGTCGAGCGGTCGGCAGAGGCAGAGGGCGCGCTGGAGAACCTGAACGCAATCGGCATCAAGATTCCGTATGACAGTTCGGGGCTCGTGATGGCGAACGCCGACGTGGGCAAACTCGCGGCGTCCCTGAATGTCCTCACCGGGCTCGATTTCAATGTTGACATCACGCCGGTTGCAGGTCGCGCTCTCGGTGGCCCTGTCAGTGCGGGTACGCCGTATCTCGTCGGCGAACGCGGGCCGGAGTTGTTCACACCCGACCAGGCTGGCCGCATCGTCCCGAACAGCGCGGTCGTCGAGAGCATGGGCGAACAGTCTGGGGAGGCTGAGTTGACGATTACGAACTGGGACGAGGGCACAGGCTACATCCGCTATCTGGCGCGCGATGAGAGTGCGGAGCGACAGACCTACAGCGAGTCACAACAGAGGATGCACAGACGAGTGAGGCGCAGATACCATGTCACGTAACTTCCACGCCACGGCCAAGATTGACTCGTGCATCGACGAAGACAACCCGAAGCAGAACTCCGGCGGGCAGCGCACCTTGTCGTTGTGCGGTAAGACCAATGAGACACAGTACGCGCTGCTGTTCTTTCCGCTGCCCAAACACATCCGGCGTTACACGATTCTTACGGCCACGCTAGAGCTTCACGAGAAGTCCAGCGACTTTGCCGGAACCACTATCACGGCGAAGCGTATCTCTCAGACCTGGAACGAAGGCGACGTTAGCTGGAACAACCAGCCCAACGCGAGCGGCACCAACCAGGCATCCTGTTCGGGCGATGGCGTGGGCGGCAAGGATGAGATTGACGTCTCGGATATGCTTGAGGATGTTGCGGACGGTGACAAGTATTACGGCATCCGCCTTGAGATAAGCGGCGACAACGACACACACAAACTGCACTCGTCCGAGTGTAACGATAAGGGTGACCGTCCGCAGTTGCACCTTGTGTACGCGGGCGCACCCGACGCACCGACTGACCTGACGCCGAACGGCATCGCCATCTACGATAGCCAGCCAGTTCTACGGTGGCACATGGGTCACAAGCCTCTCGATGGAACGCAGGCACACAGCCGCGTGCAGGTTACGGGCGCTGGGGACCCCGAGTTTGCCAGCCCGGAGTACGACTCGCTCCAGCAAGATAACGAGAAAGGGATGTGGGACCTAGCGGCAGCCACAGACCCGACGTTCGACCCGATTCCCGACGAGGGCAAGCGGTTGTGGCGCGTGAAGGTGTGGGCCGACGTCGGCACCGACTCACCCTGGTCCGACACTGCGGAGTTCGGCTACGACAGCGCGGGCACGGTCCTAATCACAGCGCCCGTCACAGATGACGACCCTGTGAACGACACGACGCCGCCTATCGTGTGGACCTTCACGCCCGGCGGCGACGGCAATGACCAGACGATGCGCAAAGCGGTTCTCTCACTCGCCGACGGCGCGGGCGGATGGACCCGGCTGGCTACCACCGGCTGGGAGAAGACCGCAGTCAAGGACTGGACGCCGGACGAAGGGTTCATCAAGAAGAATGGCTCTCAGTACCGCGTCGAGGTATTCGTCATCGACGGCAAGGACTCCCACGATTACGGGCGCTCGCCCGAAGATGCCGACACGCCGAAGGACACGCGCACGTTCTACTTCGTCAACGATGACACGGTGGACCCACCGGACACGTTGTCGGCCGATGTGGTGGGCGCGGGTATCGACCTAGCGTGGTACAGGCTGGAGTGCCCCGACAAGTGGGGCATCATCGTCGATGGTGAGCTAATCAACACGCTTGACGGCCCCGACTGCTATGACGGCGAGGGGCACTACTCGTGGACGTGGTACGGAGCGCGCCCGAACGAGACGTACGACATTCAGGTGAAGGCCAAGATAGTCGGAGATGGCAGCCCCGGTACGGGCTGGTCACACCCGAGCAACACGGAGACAGTCGTGTTCACGGTGCTCGGCATCTACCTCATCTACATGCCCGACCAGATAATCATTCCCATTTACGGTGACATGGCAATGGACGAAACGCTGTCGCGTGACGGCGAGACGTTCTATCTCGTCAACCGGCGCGACCCGGTCCGCATCGAGGGACTTCCGCGCGGCATGTACGGCCACGTGGATGGGCAGCTTATCGGGGACGATGAGGGCGACGCTATCGACCATCTGGGCGACATGCAGACCGTCGTGGGCAAGTTCTCGACGACTCCGCACCTACGTCTGATGTGGGGGAGCAACAGCTACCCCGTCATCATCGCGAACTTCACGCAGTCGAAGTGGTCGCACGGTGAGCCCGTCTACGTCATCGGGTTCGACTGGTGGCAGACCGGTGACTTCGACGTTCCTATCTCGCATGAGGAAGCCGACCAGTAATGACGACCGAGCAAGACATCAAGGACTGGGCGCAGGACGTCTGGGACGTGAAGGGTCAAGCGATGGCGCGCTTGCTCGGCGTGGACCAAGCAAGCCCGGAGTGGCATGTCTTTGATGGTGTCAATGAGGTAGCCTACACAATCAGCGGTCAGATATGGATGAACCAGAACTACTTCAGCCCACCTACTGACCCCGGCGTGATTCTGCACGAGGGCGCACATCTGCTGATGGCGGTGCAGAATCCTTCCTTCCCACAGCATGCCGATTGGATTGAGTGGATTGCCGAAGCGGTCCGCTGGCGGCTCGGACACAATGACAAGTTCTCCGGTGACGATTACTGCCCGGCAGGGTGGGACGGTTACACGGCGCACTCGAAGGTGCGTCAGTTGTGCAAACTGCCTCCTGCCAGCTTTGGTGAGGCCGCACAAGCGATGAAGAACGACACATTCTCGCAGGGCTTTCTGGACGGACTACTGTCGGAAGGGAACGGCAACGGCGGCACGCATGACGGCCACGATGAGACCGGCTACACGTTCCACTGGAAGAAGCCCGCGCTCATGCCGAACATCTCCGACTCCGACGGGCTCTACACGGCCAACGATTTCAAGGCCGCATCCAAGGTCATTGACGTAGTGTGCATCAAGGCGACCGACGGCATCGACGAAGACCCACTCTACGGCGACCACGTTGACATCGTGAAGGACCTGTTCGGGAGCAACAAGCGGCTCCCGTTCGGTGCGCTCGGGATGGCGACGCACGACGGTGGATTCTTCCCCGACCAGGCGGACGCGATGTGGAACGTGGTCAAGAATCACGCGACGCCGAACTTCCTCGTGGTTCGTTGGAGCGAGGTACTGATTACGCAGGGTCAGGCTATGGCGTACTGCGAGCAACTGCGGTGGCGCATACCACACCTGCCCATCATCGTTATGACCCTCCCCGAGCAGCAGTGGGCGACGTACCCCACGTGGAAGTCGGTGGATGCCGTGTGGTGGATTGACTGGGACGCGAGCAAGGCGGGCGAGGTCAGGAAGGGTCCTGCCGAGAAGAAACCGTTTGCTGCGTGGCAGTACACCGGGTCGAGCGGGCAGGGTGACCAGACAGTCTTCCCAGAGTCGATACCTGGGCTCGGCGGCGTGGCTATGTCGGAGATGCTGTGGCCGAACTACTTCGGAGTCAGCCCGGATTCTGCCGAGCAGGGAGCTAACGGCGGCCACGGCGGTGGCGGTGGTGGCAAGGGCGGCGGCGGACATCCCGACGGCGACCACCATGAGACACGCAAACCGCCGGACCCGGCCATCGAGTCGTTCGACATCTTCCACTACCTTCCGCGCGCGGGCGAGGAGATGAAAGGCGACTACTACAACATGCTCTTCGACTCGCACCTGATGTCGATTGAGGTTCATATTCTCAATCAGAATGAGGAAGACATCGGGCGTCTCGACCCTAACAGGTACGCGATTATCAGCGGACAGGTGGATGTGGATATCACACAGGCCATCCCGCGTTCGCTCTCGCTCGACATGGCTGTAGAGAACCCGGGTGATTTCAACGAGCACGTCTGGGGCAAGAGCCCGGGTGCGGGGACAGACAAGGGGCCGTTCCACCCGGCGAACTACATTCAGGTCTACTACAAGGTCTTCGTGCATCGACCGAAGGGCTGGAACTTCCCGTCAGGCATGCCTGCCAACGGAACCGAGAACACATGGGTGAAGGTGCCTGTGTTCTACGGTCCCATGACGCATGCTGCGGGGGATGAGACGCGGGGCACGCTGCACATCGAGGCGCAGAGCAAGGAGATGTTGTACAACCTGCCGAACTTCCTCGAATGGTCCGACCGCACGGCCGCACTCGCTGTTATCCCGAACGCGGGACAGACGCTGGACGAGTTCGTCGAGGGACTGCTTCGTCAGTACGGTGAGACGAAGTTTCGTCTCGGCAAGACACCCGACACACATGTGGTGGACAAACGTAACATCGCGCGTGCGTACATCAAACAGAACGGACTGTGGCCCTACCTCCAACAGTGGACGAAGGGTTATGGCTATAACCTGTTCTTCGACACTGAGGGTTTCTGCCGACTCAGAAAGATGCCGGAGAGAAGCGAGGACAACACCGTCCGCGTGCGCGCGCAGATTAGTAACCATCCGACATCGAAGGCACCGCCCTCGTGCATCGCGACGCTGCCCACGGTCGGGTTCGAGCAAACCACATGGCGCAACCAAGTTGTGGTTGACATGCCTTGGCACTCAGCGTCGGGCGCGGCTACGGCGGTCATCGCGGTCGTGTACGAGCAGCAGGACGAACCCGCGAGCGAACTGGACCTCGCTCACAACGACATCCCGCGCGCGATGACTGAGTTCGTCAGCAACCCCGGTCACATCAGCAAGGAACAGGCGGTGAAGATTGGCAAGCAGACACTCTCTCAGACGCTGCTCCAGCAGGAGCAGTTGCAGCTTGACTGTCTGCCGTTCCCACACCTTGAACTGTACGATGCGGTCGGCGTGTACCTCGACGAGCTAGATGGACTAACCACGATTCACAATCCCGTCCTCATCCCACAGAAGTGGACGCTGCCACTCGTGCCGAACCAGTTGATGACGCTCGGTTACAACGCACCGGTCCACGTCATCACGAAGACGAAGCTCCCACGGCCAGTCCACCACAAGGGCACCGGCTCAACGCACCACCGCCCCGGAGGCGGGTCTCCTGGGGCAACCGACAAGGGCGGCAAGGGCAACAAGGGTGGCGGCCACGACCCGAGTAACTGGCCGAGCAAGGCTATCAGGGCTAGGAAGGGTGCGTAATGCTCTCGGGTAAAGGCTACGTCCTGAACGTGTTTACCGAGTACGAGGGAAGCGTGCTCGCATCGGCTGTCTCCATCGGTGCTGATACGGTGTACATGGAGGACATCGACAACTTCGATGAGGATGGCGGGCAGGCGCAGATACGTGACCACGCGCACCAGCGCGACCTGATTACGTACACGGGTCTCGACTACAGTGCCCTAACGTTGACCGGCGTAACAGGACTCACGCACGACTACACGGTCGGCGGCACTACCATCCGCGTCTACCCGCGCGTGATTCAGCGCTACGCGGAAGTACAGGATGTGCTGGAGGATGACACGACCACCTGTCTTGTTCCGCACCACTTCTACGCGTGGCTTCCTGTCGGCGCGCGCAACATAGGAAGCGGACAGACTGAGATGGTGCTGTACGTGTACAAACCCTCGCACTCACGGTGGCAGATAGCCGACATCTTGGGAAAGCGCCCGCGCATCTCGAAGGACAATGCGCCTCCCGAGCGTGTTCTGCGCTACGAGTGCTCGGACATCACAGAGGGTTTGACCAGCATCCCGTTCGACGACAACGGCAAGGACTGGCAGTTCACGATTCAAGCGGTCCGCGTAGTGCTCGACGATGGTGGTGAACCCAACAACGATGCGACCTTCACGTTCGCGCTCAACGGAACGACGTTCCAGGCAGTGACCGTCTATGCGGATGAACTTGACAGCGGTATCGTTGCCTGCACAAGCCCGACCGGCACCGGCAGCAACGACGATGTTGTCGATGTCGATGACCTGACAATCGAGTGTACAGCGCTGCACGGTGCATCTGGCAAGATGGTCGCGTACGTCTACGTCACACTTCAGTCAGATAAACCGCGATGACAGAATCAATCATCCACGACAGTTCTATCTCGTACGGGCTGACGACCGATATTGGCTACGGTGCCGCTGAAACCCGTTACCGGCGCATGGCTATGGACATTCCGGCTGGGGCACATGTTGGTGACCTATTGGTTTACTTCAGTCCACAGTTGTACACGGGGGACCCGGGATTCACCTTGGGGATACATCACCTTACAGCAACAGAGCCGATAATCGGCACAAGTTATCCCGTCGATACGCAGTTGAACCCACTGTATTGGCTCGACCATGACGCACCTGACCCGTTCGCCTACATCATCGGATGCGTTGCCATCGACCTGAGTTCTCGGCTTAACCCCGATTCTAATATCGCAAGCGACGACGAAAAGTGGGACTGGGAGGAGGGCGAGTGGCTCTTGGCAGCCGGAATCAAGTTCGCTTACTTTCGCGAGGATGCGTGGCAGGGACCGTTTCAAGAGAATGTACCCCCATATAGGTGGGGCACGTACGCTAGTGCTACACCGCCGTCGATTACAGGCTTTAGCGTAGGTGGGGCGGGTGACCTACTCGCATCAGACTCGTATTCGGTTGTCAACCGGTTCCGGCAGGACCCCGCCCAGGACCAGTACCCGGACTTTGATGCTGATGTTGGAACTTCGCTCGGGATGGCGATAGTCAGCAAACTGGATTACGCGCACGTTTCACCAGATACGACGGCAACGTACGACATCGACGGTGAGTGGTTGGGGCACCTACCTGGATGGCCGGACTACGCCTACGGACACGATGTTCCTCAGACATCGTGGCTTGATGCGGTAGCAGGTGGTGTGCCTGGTGTGGCCGGACAACTGTGGGTGCAGCTTGGTCTCCGCGATGAAGACTGGTCCGTTGTGTGGGGCGGTGAGACGCGATGAGCGCGTTCAGAGATATTGCGTGGTCTTGGGGGTTCTCTGATGGTAGTGGTTACTGCGCTGTAGACTATCCTGCCGAGACGCAGTATGGCGATTACCTGATAGCAGCGTTGGTATACGGCTCTTCCACGCCCGCGTCCGGTTGGGCGCTCCTGGGGGGTCAGAGCGTGGGCTACCACTCGATGCGGACCTACGGACGCCGCGCTAGCGGGACGGAGGGTGGAACGGTTGCTCAGATGCTGTATGGGTACGGGCAGCCAAATACGCAGTACTGGGCGGGCATGGCCCGCTATCACCCGGCCATAGACCCCAATGACATCGACTGGAAATTGGGCTGGGGCGAGTCCCTGCACTACGCCAGCTATGGCCCGATTATCGTTGGACCATTTGACCCGGGCGACCTCGGAGACACACATCTTATCGTTGGAGTCTTCGCGCACATCAACTGCTTTGACTCGGTGTCTCTCTCGTACCCTCTATCGAGTGCAGAATGGAATGACCGGGGGGACCTGAGTTGGTTTCATCCATATAACGAGCAATCGGGACTTGTTCTCGTCGATGCGGTGAACAAGACAGGGGTCGTCGAACCAGTTACTCTGGCCGTTACGGACAGTGCCAATCACACCATGAGTGTAACGACTTGCGGATTCTGGCTGAATGACGCGGAGATGCTCGAAGAATCTTTTCTCCCTGATGAGGACTGGACCGTCCTTCACACTTCGGGGAGCGTCGGATGAGTACGTTCAAGTACCTCAAAACTTGGCGCGGTGGCGATATGAACGCCGACATCGCTGTGTTGGTAGACGGTTCTTGGGTTCACACCCTAACCTTCCCTGCTGATGTCCACGAGGGTGATAAGGCGTACATCTTTTACTACGGCTCGAACGTATCAACGGTTCAACCTGGCTGGGCCTACGCGGGCCTTGGGGCGAACTACCACGGGGTTTTCGGGAAGACTTGTGATGGGACCGAGAGCGGAACCGTCGTGGGAGTCCGAGGCACCTATCAAACCTATGATTCGGTGATGCTTGGTGTCTGGGAACCCTACGCGCTAGAGGCGGGCGAGAGTGGGTCTATCTGGTGGGAGGGTGGGGTTGAATCTAATCCGGCTTGGGCCAGTCCTTGGCACACACTCGGCATGGACCTTTACAAAGACCGTCCAGGGTTCTTCGACCCTGCTGCCTACCGCTGGAAGGACGATGTAATCCTGACTTGGGACTTTCGAAACATCACCTGGCCGCACACAGCGCCACCGTACGAGAGTACAGGAGAAAACCCTGTAGACCCGCTAACTACTACTTGGAGTAACCAAACTGGGCATGACGTACTTCTCACGCCAGAGAGTTTCCTACTGTCCCCAGCATCACCGACGAACGAACGTATCCGCGTCGGCCTCATGCTCTCGTGGCACCTACTAGGCGAGGCCGAGTATGACCACTGCTCATCCGTCATCTCGGAGTGGCAGAGCCTAGATGTGGGAGCGGGTGTGAACTGGGGCAACAGCAGCGAGACGATGGCCTGGAGGCCGCGCATCGCCTACATTCCGATTGACGAGGGCTGGTCCGTGATTCAGTCCACCAACAGAACACACATGTGATGCAAGGAAACCTAACCGATGACCGCTGACCCTGTTGAACATTTGTTCTTGCCGAAAGGCAAGGACGGACAGATTCTCGTCACCGACCCGACACGGCCGGGCCGTCTGCGGTGGATGGACCCGGAGGGCGCGGGTGCAGTTGGTCCACCCGGTGGTACAGGTGGTTCAGGCGGCACGGGCGGCTCCGGTGGTACGGGTGGCTCGGGCGGTGGAGGCGGCGGCACTGATATCCCGCTGATATACGCGAACCACGATGACTACGAGACCTACAAAGACACTGATGGCTACGTCTTCTTTGACGACACGGACCCCTACGTCCTCACTTTCAACCGGCCCTGTCACGATGCCAACGGCAACAGCATCGAATACTGGATTCTGGCGTACACCTGGGGGACCAGTCCTGAGTTTGGAACCCTGCGGCTTGTCAAGGGCGAACAGGAAGTCCTCTGGGACTTCGTCATCATTGGGATGGGTGGAGGCGGCCCCCCGACTTACCCGTACTACCTGACCGTCCAACAGCCGGGAACACTAGGGTCGCTGGTAACTGGGGATGCTGTCGTTGCGACATGCTACCCGAACGAGATTAGTGCCGGGCTAGGCCCTGTCGGTCCCGCCGGTCCCGTTGGTGGCTTCGGCGGAAACTCGGTCGCGGCATGGTGGATAAACGACTGGGACCAACAAACATCTCCCTGGTACGGCTGGGTCGGAATCGACTTCGCCGACACCTACGATACGATAACAACGCTTCATCTCGCAGCAGGTGATGGGAACGCCACCGACATCGGCACATGGATTGAGACTTTCGATGACGCCACAAGTCCGACCAAGGGCTACATCCTCATCGCCGATACTGATGACTCCTTTAGTTACATCATCTACGCGGTTACAGGTGCGCTTACCCGCGTAGAGGACGGCGATGACTACTACACCATCCCGGTAGCCTTCCTCGCCGGAAGCGGGAGCGTTCCGTTCCCCCAGAATCACGATGTCTTTATTAGCTTTACGCGCACCGGGGACGCGGGCACTTCAGGCGCAACTTGGTACGACGGCCACGGAGCGCCAGACCCCGGCCTCGGCAACGTGGGTGACTACTACCTAGACGACGATACAGGCAACATCTACAAGAAGACTGGCGAAGGGTGGTGAGAATATGGCATTGATTAGCAACATACTCGGTCCTGGTTTTGCATGGCGTGGACCTTGGGATACCGCTGAGACATACGCCCTTCGGGACGTTGCGTCGTTCAACGGTTCATCCTACGTCTGCATCCTTGCGGCCGACGCGAACGACCTCGACCCTGAGAACGCTCCTGAGCACTGGGAAGTCATAGCTGAGGAAGGTGGCAGTGGTGGCTCCGGCGGGACCGGCGGCAGCGGTGGCTCGGGCGGAAGCGGCGGAAGCGGCGGGTCCGGCGGTTCAGGTGGTCCGGGTGAGCCCGGAGAGCCGGGCGGCTCAGGCGGCTCGGGCGGCTCGGGTGGCACAGGCGGTTCGGGCGGTTCCGGTGGCGAAGGTGACCCAGGAACACCGGGCTCAGTTTGGTACACCGGCAGCGGTGTGCCGAACGACCTTGTAGGCGTCAACGGTGACCTCTACCTTGACGACGATACAGGCGACGTGTACCAGAAAGCCGGAGGCACTTGGGTGTAAAGGAGATAGATGCCTCTTGAACTGAACCTCATGGGGCCGGGCTTTGTCTGGCGCGGCCCCTGGGATACGGCAGAAACATACGACCCGCTCGATGCAGTCGAGTTCGCCGGGTCAAGTTACGTCTGCACGGTCGCGGCCGATGCAAACGACGATGACCCGGCCACCGCGACTGACCATTGGGACCTCCTAGCTCAGGAGGGCGGTAGCGGCCCTGCTTTTGCAAATCTGGACGGTGGGATTGCAAGTTCTGTTTACGGCGGCATTGACCCGATAGACGCGGATGAAGGAGCTTAGTGATGGCGATTCAGATTCAGCTCAGACGAGATACGGAGGCGAACTGGATTGCCAATGACCCTGTACTGGCCGAGGGCGAGCTTGCAGTCACGCTTCTCAGCGGAAGTTTCAAGGTAGGTAATGGCGTAGATGTTTGGTCAGACCTTGACTATAACGTCGGGCCGAGCGGTGGAACGGGCGGCTCGGGTGGAAGCGGCGGAAGCGGCGGAAGCGGCGGAAGCGGCGGAAGCGGCGGAAGCGGCGGTACAGGTGGCTCAGGAGCAACAGGCGTAGGAGGAGTATTTTCTGTCGGTGCCCTCCTCGAAGGAGCGCCACCCGCGAACGGGTACCGCATGGTGTTCGTAGCCCCGTTCGCTTGCACCGTGACGGCCATTCGTTCCCACTTCGACGCCGGGACGAACATCGTAGTCAATGCCCGACTCGACCAGACCTCGGACTTCCTCTCAGGCAACCACACGAACAGCACCGCAAACGCCTGGGACAGCACAGCAGCGGACCAGAACCAGGCTGTCGCGGCCGGACACGACATTGAGGTCAGACTGGTCTCCACGTCTGGCGCAGTGACCAAGGCCAACATCCAGGTAGACCTAACCCGACCCTAGGGGAGTGTAGATGACACCTGACGAACGCACGTCTGCCATAGCGGCCAAGGTCGCCCGCTTCTTCGCGGGCGGTAAAACTTGGTCGTGGACAACGGCGGGGGTCACATTTACGCTGTCCGGGTTCAAGCTCATCCCCCACGGCATCGAGGTCGCCGTCACCGCGCACGACGCGGACGGCCCGCTCCCGACGACCGACTCCTACCGCTTCATCAACCCGCCCACCGCAACTCGCGACACAGCCGGGAACATCGTCGCCAACTCCACGCTCGCTGCCGCGAAGCGGATGGTCGAGGAGACGGTCCTCCTCGTCGCCCGCCAGAAGGGGTGGGGCGGTTGAGCACCACCACGACCGTCTATGGAAGAACGGCCGACGGCTTTGTGCGGTCCTACAACACCACGTATGCAACAGCGCGTACAGGGAGCAATCTCAGTTACGACGACACAGGGGCAACCCTTGTTGTCGGGCAGTTGTACCACACCAACAGTACGTACTATGTCTGGGAGAACTTCCTATCGTTCGACACCGGCACACCCATCCCCGACACCGACATAGTCGAGACGGCGACCCTCTCCCTGTACGGCCTTACGGACTACACAGACGCTTCTGACTTTGTTGTGGAGGCGCGGACACACTCCTGGACGACATCAGGACTTGGGACTGACGACTGGGTAGCAGGTGCAAGCCTCTCGGGCAAGACACTGTTGGCGAGTTTCGGCACACTCAACTTCGTTACTTCCGACTACAACGTCTTTGTATCTGAGGCAGCCTTTGTCGACGCCATCAGCCTGACGGGTCTCACAGAGATACTCTTGAGTAGCAGTCGTCAGCGGGTCGGAAACACGCCTACTGGCAAGGAGTATGTGTACTTTACGACGACAGAGTATGCGGAAGGTACTACGACGGACCCCAAACTCGTCGTCGTACACGCACCACCTGCTGCCGGTTTTACCTCTCTCATCAACACCTCGTCGGTAGCGTAAGGAGGCCCATGTTCACCTTCCATATTGTTGGGTTGCCTCACACACAGACCACCAGGGCATACTGCAATTGTGCCTTCACTGAACTCATCCGCAAGTTCTGTGACATGATGAAGTCACTCGGTCACACGGTCATCCTATACGCAGGAGAAGAGAACGAAGCCGCTTGTGATGAACTTGTTACGTGCATCACGCGTCAAGAACAAGCTGACCTTATCGGAGTCACCGGACCGGACACTATCCTGCGAGCGAAGTACGATGAGAACACTCCGTACTGGCGGCTCTTCCTTGGGCGCACGGCCTCAGCGATACGCGAGCGAGCACAGGAGGGCGACTTTGTGTGTCTGTCTTCGGGTTGGGCAGAGCGTTCCATCGCTGCGACGTTCCCCGAACTGTGCATGGTTGAACCCTACTGCGGCTACGCGGGCATCTTGCACGAAGGGCACCATGTGTTTCCATCGTTCTCATGGATGAACACTCTCTATGGGTTCTGGTACGGCCCACAGCAAGGCGCGAACGCTATTCGTGGCAGGTTCTTCGACCGAATGATACCGCATTTCTTCGATGTGAATGACTTCACGTACCGCGAAGACAAGGAAAACTACTTTGCCTTCATCGGTCGCCTCAATGTGGACAAGGGCATCGACATCGCAGTTCAGGTATCCAAAGACATGGGCATAAGACTGGTTGTTGCGGGCCAAGGAGCCGTGCCTCATGGCGTTGACTATCGAGGACTCGCTGGTGTCGAAGAGCGCGCTCGCATCCTGTCTGGCGCTCGTGCTGTCTTCGTCCCGTCACTCTACACGGAGATGTTTGGCAAGGTTGTCATCGAAGCCTCGCTTAGTGGGACGCCCGTCATCACAACGAACTTTGGCGCGTTCCCTGAAACAGTTGTACAGGGAGTCACAGGATTCCGTTGTAACAACTACGCGGAGTTCCTGAGCGCAGCCCAGCATGTTGACAACTTGGACTCGGCTGCGTGTCGAGCACACGGTCTGAAGTTTGACATGCAGAAGATTCGCTTCGACTACGAGTCGTACTTCACGGACCTTACGAAACTGCGAAGTCGCCAGGGATGGTATTCGCGGTGAGTCCACTCTGTGAGTGTCATAACGAACCGATGCTCTGGAACAAGAACACTCGCTGCCGTGCCGGTGGTTCTTGGTACTGCGCGGTCAAGGCACGCGAAGGTGCTCGTCGATACAAGAAAGTGCACCGAGATAGGGTTAGCGAGAGCGACCGGCGTTACCGTGAAGCCAATCCTGAAAAATATCGTAAATGGACTCGGATACGTGCTTGTCGTTATCGTGCGGCTCATCCAGGTAGAGTCCGTAAGAGTAAGCAGCGTTGGTACGAGACTCATCCAATCGAGCGAAGTTCGCACGAGCGGATACGCCGGGCACGTAAGCGCGGAGCGGAAACGGACGGCCACTCTCGTGCTGAGGTCTTTGAGCGCGATGGCGGGAAGTGTCAGATGTGCGGGCGCAAACTCCGGCGCGACAACTGGCACGAGGACCACATCGTTCCGTTGTCGAGAGGCGGCTCGGACTTGCTAGACAACTGTCAGGCAGCTTGCCCTCCGTGCAACCTATCGAAGTGGGCACATGTGGCCTGAAAGCGGCACGATGACGCCGAAACAGGCACAAACGGCGTCCTGAGCGCTCCTAGAGCCCGGAAACGGCACAAGCGTGCCTGCAACTGACTGAGCGGCCTCAAGGTGTCGTTTCCAGTGGGTTTCGCTATCTTGCTCTGAAACCGTTGCAGTACAACGCGGCCCGACCATCTTGAGGACGTTTCCGCAGGTCACACGGCTAACCAAGGGAGACTGTTACTGATGTTGATAAAGACGGCTATTGTGACTGGTGCCTCGTCTGGCATCGGCGCGGCTGTCAAGCGCCAGTTGGAGACGCGGGGCGTCGCCGTCGGTGACTTCTCCCGGCACGCCGGGGTCGATGTCACAGATGTGGGCGCGGTCGCGCGCGCGTTCGCACGCTACGCGGAGCTGTGGAGCGCGGAGCCCGGCCTGCTCGTGTCAAACGCAGGCATCCTAGAGCCGTCCGACTTCCTCGACACGCCGGTCGAGGCGTGGCGGCGCACGGTCGATGTCAACCTGACCGGCGCGTTCATCGTCTGCCAGGAGTTTGCGCGGCGACACATCGCGGCTGAGACCGGCGGGACCGTCATACTCATCGCCTCGACCTCCGCGAATCCACCGCCACATCCCGGCTACCTCGCGTATGCGGCCTCGAAGGCTGCGCTCGTGAGTCTCGGTATGGGACTGTCTGTCGCGCTGCGGCCCTACAGCATCAAGGTCTACACCCTCGTGCTCGGCCCGGTTGCCACGCCACTGCGCGCGCGCCTGTATCCCGAAGAGGACCCGAGGTCCCTGTTGCAGTCTGAGGACGTCGCGTACACGGTCGAGTATCTCGCCGAGAGCGGCGCGTACCTCGACGCGAATCCCATCACCATGAAGAAGTACGCATGAGTTTCCGCAACCGGAAACTAAGCGACTTTGGGCACTGCGGCAAGGGTGTCCGAGTCTTGGAACCGTTCCTGTGCTCAGTCCCCGGCCGCGTTCACATCGGAAGCAACGTGTTCATCAACGCGGACTGCCTCTTCCTCGTCGAGGGAACAGCGAGCATCCATATCAGAAGCAACGTCATCTTCGGACCGGGCGTCAGCATCTACTGCTCCACGCATCCGGTGACACCTGCTAAGGGACGGCGCAAAGACAGGCGGTTCGCGTCAGTCGTCATCGAGAATGATGTCTGGGTTGGCGGCGGCGCAATCATCCTACCCGGTGTAACCATCGGAGCGCGGTCGGTCATCGGCGCTGGGAGCGTGGTCACAGACGACGTTCCCGCAGACATGCTGGTCGTCGGGAATCCTGCGAAGGTTGTGCGTTCACTGTGACGACACTCCTTACCTTCGGCACGTATGACACGCCGCACGTGGGCCACGCGGTGCTACTTCGGCGATGCGAGCGGTACGCGGATGAGGTCATCGTTGGAATCAACAGCGACGACCTCGCAGAGAAGCACAAGGGCAAGCGCCCAGTGTTCTCGCTCGTGGAGCGTATGCGGCTCATCGCGGCACTTGGTTACACGGTCATACCGATAGAACATCTCGCGCGCGAGCTAATCGAAGTGGTCAAACCCGACCTGCTCGCCATCGGAAGTGACTGGGCCGGTTGTGACTGGCTCTCGACGCTCGGCATCGACCAACCGTACCTCGATGAGCGCGGCATCGACGTCATCTACATCCCGTACACGCCCGGCATCAGTTCGACGATTCTGAAGGAACGGCTCAAGTGACAGTCTCCATCCTCATCCCATTTCGCGACCCCGAGAATGGGCGACGCACGGTCGTGTTGCAGTGGCTCCTGAAGAAGTGGGCCGTCGAGTATCCCGAGGCCGAGGTCATCGTCGAGGGCGACGATGGGAAGAACCCGTTCTGCAAGTCGATGGCAGTGAACCGCGCTGTGTGCCGCGCAACCGGCGACATCCTCGTCATCACCGACGCTGATGTGTGGCTCCAACCGAACGTGATTCGTGAGGCAGCCACACGCGGGCAGGCGTGGGTGACGAAGCGTCAGAAGATTGGACTCTCGAAGGCTGACACCGACGCACTGCTCCGCATCGACCCGCTTAGGTGGCGCGGCGTCGCGACAGACCAAGAACGCGAACGTGCGGAGTGGCACTCACGACTAAAGACATCGCCGCCTATCATGTTCACGCGCGTTACGTACACGGCTGTCAACGGCATGGATGAGCGCTTCCGGGGCTGGGGCGGTGAGGACAGAGCGTTCGGTTTGGCGCTGGAGACAATCGTCGGCCCGGCAACATCCGAGTTCACTGAAGACGCTGTGCATCTGTTCCACCCTCGATTCCGCGTACAAGGCAAGAACGCGTGGGTCGGTCAGAAAGAACCGTACCTCGCGAGACAACTATCAGGGAAGTACTCGCGCACGGTCAACAACAAGGCAGAGATGCTCAAACTTGTGGAAGGGAACCGATGAGGCCCATCATCTTCGTCTATGGGACGGGCAAACACGAAGCCGACCAAGTTGGCGAAGGGACTGTGAAGGTTCCCTATTTCAAGCGCATGATGCAGGCGCATGTGAAGCCAATCACAGACGCGTTGGGTTCGCGAGACTGGCAGTGGGAGCCGCATACGGTCACCGGAACGGTAAACGTGACCGGCTTCTGGATGCGACAGTTGCAGACACAGCCTACAAAGTGCGACGTGATGATTGGTCACGGGCTCGCCGACAAGCACTACCGCAACTACCATCAGTGCAAGACGTTCCGCTACGTCGTCTCGCCGGGACCGGGCTGGACGCGCAAACTACTGAAGACCGGGTTCAAGGAGAGTCAGATTCTTGAGGTCGGTTACACGAAGCTCGACCCTATATATCAGGGCAAGTTCACGCCGACCCCGCGCACCGACGATAGACCGCGCGTGTTGTATGCCGGGTCGCATCCCTGGCACGATGGTGGCAGTGGTAAGGATGCTATTCTGCGCGCGCTGCCCGAGGACAAATACAACGTCACATTCGCGGGCCACCCTAGCCAGACCGGTGTCGTCACGTTCCAACCGCTCGTAGACGCTGATGTGGTCATCGCCGACATGGGCAGTCTGATGTACGAGGGCTGGGCGCTCGGCAAGCCGGTGGTCGTTTCTATCTGGACCAGCACGCGATTGCTGAAAGCGGCACACTCCCTCGAACAGGGAGTCTTTCAAGGCGGGTACGGTTACCAGGCTGACAACCCAGAAGAACTTCCCAAGTTCATCGACCGCGCTCTGAAGAACGGCATCGACGCGCCTGCGCGCAAGTTCATCGACGACCTGTTCGCGCCCGAGTACCACGGAGTGTCAGGCAAACTCCACGCCGAGGCGCTGAAGAAGATAGCGAATCAACTATGAGAACCATGCGGATGTTCTGTTGGCAAACCCCGACGGTAAGCAACTTCGGCGACCTGCTAGGTGTTCCGTTGCTGGCGCGCTACTCCAACGTGAAAGCCACGGTCACAGACCCGTGGGACGCGGACATCGTTGTCTGCGGCTCGGTTCTGCGACTGCTGCCGGAGAAGTGGAAGGGCATCATACTCGGCACTGGCTCTCTCGGACAGCAGAGGCTCCCCGACCTGTCCCAAGCCAAGATACTAGCGGTACGTGGCCCCCGAACAGCCCACGCACTCAAGCGAACCGACCTCATCCTCGGTGACCCAGGCTTCCTCGCACCCGGTCTGCTGAAGCAAAGTCCAAAGCGGGTTAGGAAGCTCGTGGTAGCCCCGCACTGGTCTGACAACAAACTCGAAGGGAAATATCCCGAGGCGTCAGTGCTCAACTTGAGGGTCTCCGCATCGGCAACCGTTCGCATCATACGCGAGATTGGGATGGCACAGCAAGTCGTAACATCTTCGCTTCACGCGTTCTTGGTCGCGCTTGCGTTCGGTATCCCAGCGATGGCCTTCCCACACGGACGCACATCGCGCGAGGGTGGGGACTGGAAGTGGCACGATGCGCTCGCGCCCATCGGCATGAAACACGTCTGGGGCGAGTGGGTCGAAGCTCCAAGACAGGCGGTCGAAGAGGTACAGGGACAACTGCGTCAAGCGTTTGCGGCGGTCACCGATGGGTAAGGGCAAGGGTATCTCACTACTCGTTCCGTTCCGCGAGGATTCCAGCGGCTCACGAACCGCGCCATTCGAGTGGTTGAGGGCGTACTACCGGAAGCACCTTCCCGATGCAGAGACCGTAATCGGGGAGTGTGCGGGCGAGCCCTACAGCAAGAGTGTCGCACTCAACGCCGCCGCTAAGCTCGCACACGGTGACATCTACGTCCTGCTCGACGCCGACACGTGGTCGAGCCCGGTTGCTATCGAACGCTGTGCCGATGAGATTCGCGGGACGAAGATGCCGCTCTGGTTCATGCCTCACCACGTGGCCTATCGTCTCAAGCGCAAGCTCTCTGATGCCATCCTCAAGAAAGACCCAGCTACGTATAAGTTCAACGTGTTCCCGGCGGCCGACCAGCTTGAGGCTCGCTGCCCGGGCGCTCATGGCTTCTGTCAGATAATCTCTGCCGCCGGTTGGCGCAAGGTCGGCGGGTATGACGAGAGGTATCGCGGGTGGGGAGCCGAGGATGGCTCGTTCATCCGCGCGGCGGACACACTCTACGGTCAGCACACACGCACGCGCGACGTTGTCATCTCCCTATGGCACGACCGGCCAGGTATGGGCTCGAAGATGCGGCGTCACTGGGATGACGGCGTGCATTTCAAGAAGAACTCCGTCTCACAGAAGTTGGCGAGCATGTACCTAGCGGCGGACGGCGACGCTCGCGCGATGCGCAAGCTCGTCGATGCAGGATTGAACTTCGACGAGCGGGAGTGGTTGTCTCCCTCCACTCCCGACTCGTCGAACATTCTACGGTGGTGCGGCGCGACTCACAGCACTTCAGACCGGACCTACGTCTGCGCCCTTTCACGGGGGCACACAGGTAGGCACTCAGACTCGGAAGGCACGGCGCAGTGGTGAGACCAACACGAGAGCAACTTGTTGAGCAGTTCGGGGAAGAGCTTGTTGCATGGACTGAGGCAATCGAGCTTCTGTTCGACGAGCTTCCGCCCGATGACGGCAGGCCGAAACCAGACGACAGGTCGTACGTGTACTCGGCAGGCTTTGCGTCCTCATCGAGTGTCGAGCGCGTTCACCGCGACCGCAACACCGGCAGCATCATGAGCTGCATCATCTGTGGTTCGACTCTCACGGTCGATGGTAGGTACTGCAAGTCTCACAAGGAACGTGGCGTCATCTGAGAGCAAACGAACGAGCCCGGTGCGATACCGCACCGGGCTTTGCTGTTACGCGCGTGAGCCCCCTGGTCGCATACGCTGACCAGGGGGCTCGTCTATCGCTAAGAGGGGGCCAAGACCGAACTTGCGCAAGCTCCGGCTTCCGGCGAGGGGACGGCCGTCCCGCTTCGCAGGCCAAGTGGAAACCGTTTGCCCCTGCACTTCCCAGCAAGAGCGTATCGGTCTGTGAGCAGGTCATGGTCACGTTGGCCGACAAACGCGCACGGTGCTAGGCTCGGGGCAGGTACACCATAGCGTAGTAGCAACGGCCGAGGGTCGAGAGGAAGTAGGCCATGAGTCTCAAGGTGCAGCCCCACTGGGCCGATACTCCTTGCGTGGGAACGCTCGACGCGTGGCACGCATATCTTGCTGTCACGGTCGCGCCGTCAACCGCACGCAAGTACTGGGACGATGTCATGCGGTTCCTCGACGCACGTGACTTCCGCACGATGACCGAAGACGACGTGCTCGTGTTCCTCGGAACACTCCGGCCGGGCGTGCGATTCAACGCGTACTGGGCGGTCAAGTCTCTGTATCGCTGGGCGCTCCGGCGTGGACATGTGGTCGAGAATCCTACGGTCGCTATCTCCATCCCGCACCTGATGCAGCGTGAACCGAAGGCGCTCTCTCGCGAGGATGTTGCTCGCCTCCGAGCCTCAGCCCGCAGGCGCAGCGTGAACCACGAAGCGCTCGTAGACTTCCTCTACTTCACAGGCGCACGCATCGGCGAAGCGACAACTGCACAGTGGTCGCACGACAGGGGCGATTCCCTCGTGCTTGTGGGTGCGAAGGGTCGGGCCGAGCGCACGGTCGCCGTCCATCCCGAGCTTCGCAAGTCACTCGACGCGCTCCGCGTGCTGCGTACACTGGAGGGCTGGCAGCCTGAGAGCATCTTCGGCCGGTCGAAGTGTCGGCTCTACCAGTCCGTCAAGGAAGCAGCCGGGGACGCCGGACTGGCTGACGTTCACCCGCACACTTTGCGGGCTACGATGGCAACCCTACTGGCTGACGCCGGAGCCTCCGCAAAGGATATTCAGCGTCTCCTTGGGCACAAATCACTGTCAGTGACCGAGCGGTATATTGCCTCGACGACCAGTTCCCGAGCACGAACAATCTCACTGCTCTAGGGCTTGACGGCCCGACTAAGCCAGTCGTAGAATCTCAGCTATGGAGACTCTAATCGCACGGTCAGAGTACGGCATGTGCCGCGTAGTGAACCATCTGTGGAGCAGGGACGGTCTTGAAAGGCATGGTCGAGAGGTTGAACTGACACTCATATGCTCTTCGTGTGGCACTGAGCGAGTGGACCTCGTAGACCTCGGGTCTGGTGACGTCGAGCGCCACTACCACTACGCTGAGGATTATCTTCACAAGTTGGCTGAGGGCGAGACGCGTCCGTTCAAGTCGGAGTACCGGCGTGAGTGGTTCCGCACGTTGCTACAGGAAGAGACAGGCCGTGTGATTCGGCTACCCGTAGCCGCTCAGGCCGCCCCGCCCAGGAAGCGGAAGATGCGGCGGTCGGCATGACCGAGAAGCAAGTCACCATCCTGCTATGCGACATGCCGCATCGTCGCGAGGTTCGCGCGGTAGACACACTCATCATACGGTCAGCGCTTGGTGGCAAAGAGTTGAACCTCGACGTTTGCGGCGCACATCAAGAGATGCTGTTCAACGGACGCAAGATGCGTGTGCGCGCGGCAGTTGGGGGAGAGAACGAGCCCGAGCAGATGGACCGCGTACCGGCGGGATGGGTAGACACGGAACAGGCCGCCGAGATACTCGACATGTCGAAAGCGGGTGTGTTGTACCAGCGCAAGAAAGACAGGCTGACGGGTCGTGTGGTCTCGATACCGGGACGGCGCGGTCCTATCTTCATCTTCGAGCGCGCCCAGGTGCGTGCACTCGCGCGAGGGCGCGGCTGACTGGTCGTATGCCATCCGCGTCTTTCGCGTAGAGATGGACGTACAACACAACACACTGGTCGCCGAGAGTCTGCGGCACGCACTTGGACAGATGACACTCGCGCGGAATGTACGCGCCTGGATTGACGACAAGGAAAAACACACCGTCCACATGCTTGCCGACGTCACTGCGCCAAACTTCCTAACAGCCTGCGCGGTGATACAGGCTTGGTGGCTGAAGGTAGCAGCCGAACACAGCATCGACCCCGATAGCGTCGCGGCTATCTCAGCACGGCGTATCGAGGTCGAGCCGAATCAGATTACGAACCTGATTGAGTTGGAGCAGCGGCCTAACGGAACTTGATTACTTCGCAACCTCTGAACGTATCGTGCGGGTCACCGACGCAAACATCGTGACCAGGGCCACCAACTAGAAGACCGGGTGACTCGCCCGAACCCCAGTTGTGGATGCGGTCGTTGCCCGGTCCACCGAATACTTGGTCGCCGGGGCCGCCCTTGCCAGTCCAGAGTCGGTCGTTGCCCGGTCCACCGCGAACGATGTCCGGTCCAGTACCCGCGTGAACTACATCATCGCCTGCTAGAGCGCGGATGAGATAGTGCCCGCCGTGCGGCGCGTAGTACACGTCGTTGCCCTGAGTCAGTCGCACGGTCGTGGTCTTCGGGTCCGCGTGAACGGTCCCCGTAATCGCGAGCGCCAACACAAACACTGATGCGCACACGAGAATCCTCTTGAGCATCTTCTCTCCTTCCTATCTCCTGTTGGCCTTGCGGGACGCGCGGGCACACTTGCTGTGCGCTCGCGTACGTGCCTTTCTTCGACGCCGTTCTGTGGCACGCTGTTTGACACGGTTGATAATCGCCGGGTCGATGGGGCGCTCTTTGTCAGACATGAGGATTGCTTCGATAGCCTTAGCAGCCTCGTCTTCGACGACCTTTGCGGCGCTTGCAGCTTCATGCTCGGCGTTGTGTGTGGGGTCATCCATGCTTCTTCTTGTCCTCCTTCCTATACGTGCTTCCACGTTTCACGACGAACGATGTATCCAATCGCAGACTTGCAGACACCGAACATACGGCCGAGCGGCCGCTGTTCGTACCCCAAAGCCGACAAGCGCCGAATCTCTCGAACGTCTTGCTCAGTAAGTTTAGCCATCCCACTGTCCTCGCCGCGCAGATGTGAAGCTCGCCCCTTCACCACCTTATCGTGTGAGTTGTCAGCATCCGTGCCGAGGAACAGATGCGCGGGATTGACACACGGCGGATTGTCGCAGTGATGGAGAACATGGAAACCGTCTGGGATAGGACCATTGACAAGTTCCCAAGCAACACGGTGAGCTAACGCGTGACCTCCCTCTCTGCCAGGAAGTCCAAATATTCCGTATCCCTGTCGGCTTCGATAGACGGTCCAAAGCCAGCACTCGGTTGAACCTCCGCGCTGAACCTTGGGCCAGAATCGCTCAGCGATTGGGGCGCGGTAGCTTCTTGGCTTTCCGATGTGCGGCATGTTCCTTGTCCTTTCCTTCCACCTTTGCCGGTCCCCAGATTGCGCACTCGCAGCAGATGCGCGGGTCGGAGCGCGCGACTATCTTCGCCAGTTCTCCACAGAGCGAGCACACGGATGCTGGCGGCGGTTTGCGCCGCGCTTTCTTGCGCTTTTTTGGATGGTAGCCAAGCTCAGTCATGGGCCACCTTCGCCTCTAGCGCTTCGACGCGCCCAATCAGGTCATCGAAAATCGCGTGGTCAACAGTCTCGTGGTGGACTTCTTCTGCACGGTGGTGTCGCAGCCAGCGCCGGATGCGCGGCCACGCGAGCGCGCCCACGAGCACGTCGAACACGACCATCAGGAATATCTCAAGCTCCCAGTGGGCGGGGTCGCACAGCAAGGTCCAGAATGTCTCGTGCATCATCCCTCCGGCCAACACTTGCCTGCGTGGCACCGCGTGTGTACACGTTTGTCCTTGAATGTGGTCTCGACGCGGCACTTACGAACACAGCGACGCCCCATGTGACAGAGTTTTGCCTTTGTGCCAAGTAGTGACACGCTGATGGTCGAGGCGGCCGCGAGGCGGTTCTGTTTACGGTCCATCCGGCGTCTCATCCTTCAGGTCTTCGGGCGGGGCCGCTGCGAGCTTCACGACGCCCTCGACGACCATAGTGATAACCTCATCCAAATCAACCAGACGGAAGAAGACGGATGATGTGACAGCGTAGATGTGCATGAGCGCCAGCGCACGGTAGACGTCGGTAATGCTGTATTCCGGGTGCGCCTTGACGAACCTCGCGACGCAGGCGCGCTCGTTCTCGACAAGCTCGTGCATGAACTCGCTCGTCCACCCGAACTCTTTGTCCAGCGTTGCATCTTCGATACCGGCGAGAACCTCTTCGTCAGTCTCGGTCACGCTCTCAGGCTTCTGCGCTGGGTCCAGTTGAGCCCGCTGTGCCGGGTCCAACATCCCCTGTCTCTCCTGCTTCTTCCTCTTGAACATCCTCTTCTCCCTCCTTCACCCAGTTGTTCGGTACGATGGCTGCCGAGTACACGGCCGTCTGTGCTGCTTGGTCGAGTGTTTCCTTTGAGACCACACCTGTCGGACCGCCGAGTCCCTGCAATCGGAACACGCCCCCGTTCGGGTCCTGCATAAAGAGCAGTCCGATGAGTCGGCCGACGGCATCGACGCGGTTCACGCCGATGGTTTCGAGCAGTTCCTCCGCTCCCTTCGCAAGTGCGTCTGCGCGAAGGAGTGTCTTAGCGTCCTTGTAGCTTCCGTGCCCTGCGCGCACGGCTGCGCGCCTTTGCTGACGGTTCATCCTGGTCCTCCTCCCACGGTGGCTTGCGTTTACGAACGATGTCGATGGTCTCTTGCGGTGCAAGTGATGCCAAATATTGTGCAGTTACTGCGAGGGACGTGTGCCCAAGCTGGCGGCGAATGAACTCCATGCCGATGCCTTCCTTCATCATCTCTACAGCCAGCGAGTGTCTGAGCATGTGGGCGTGGCAACGCTTCTGTATCCCAGCGTCGCGCCCGAGTCGCGCCATCAGGTCGCGGATGTAGGAAGTCAGGACCGGTTTGCCGCTCGACGTACAGAAGAGGTAGTCGCTCTCGGGTCGAACGGCAATCCACGCACGCAGCGCGAGGAAGGCTGAGTCGTCGATGCCTATGGTACGCGACTTTGAGCCCTTTCCGCGCCGGACAAAGACTGTGCCCTCGTCATAGTCGATGTCGTACGGTCGAAGCGCGAGCGCCTCAGAGATTCGCAGGCCGGTTCGCCAGAGCACCCAGAGCAGTGCAACGTTGCGCGTGCCGGTGCGCGGCGCATCGGCGGCGGCCTTGAGCAGACGCTTGACCTCTGACAGCTTCAGGTGCTCGGCCGGGTACGTCTTGAGCGGCTTGTAGTGACGGCGACACTGTCCGCCCGTCACTGCCCGCTTGTCACATTCCGGCTCAGAGCACGCTTTGGTCACAGCTTCTCCGTTCCTTCGAGCTGGGCGAGCAGTTCCTCGGCACGCCTGATGTAGGCGTCGTGGTCCCACTTCTCTGCGAAGTACTCGAACACGTACGGGCGCATGTCTCGCATGCCGTCGAGGGCATCCTCTAGCCCCTCCCTCAGCACCTTGACGGTGGTGAGAAGCGCGCGTGTCTCTGAAGCACTGGCAAACGAGTGAAAGTCGTAAAGTCCAGCGCTGCGAACCCGAATCTCTGCCGCTTCCTTGTTAGTGACTAGACGCTTAGGCATGTCGTTTCCTTTCGGTTTCGACACTCCAGCGCTGGTCTGCTTCCTCAAGGATTCCATCACGGTCGTACGCGCGCTTGTTGAATCCCCACTCGTACGCCACGCGCAGCGCGATTGTCCAGTACCCCCGTCGCTGTGGAAACATCGCGCGTAGCATCTCGTTGCGCTCTTCGTCTTCAGCCAAGTCCTTGTAACCCTCTTCCAGACTTGGATGAAACGGCCCGATGTGCGGAGTCTCAGATTCGTTACTCACGGTGTTCCTCCCTGTCGCTTCCCTTCAGACTCGACATCTACAAACTCATCGCAGTAGCACCTGTCGTCAGGCCAGTACAGCGTGAGACCGTTGCAATGTCCGTCCCATGTGCCTCCTGTCGGCGGATGGATGCCACGTGGATGAAGGCAGCGGTCACAGAGGTCCGTTGGGTCTCCCAGTGTCGTTTCCATCACGTTTCGACCTCTTCTATCGACCGAGGCTCCACGGTGTAGACATCTTTGTACCCTGCCCGTACCATCTGTAGGTACTTCGCAGATGCCACCTTCGCGACCTCTCTGTCGTTCGTGCCAACAAAGATGTGGGCGCAGGCGTGGCTGATGACTACACGGTAGTGCAGCTCGCTACGCTTCATGTCGCTTCCCCTCGGTAACGACATCCGGCGGGCACTCCCGGTGGATGTCCGCTTGACCTTCCGGTGTGTTGTAGCGTTCAATGCTCTTCTGGAGTAGTTGCCTCCCGGCGTCGCTTCGCCTAGCACTGGCGGCTAAACCCTCCACGAAGAATTGCGTCATCTCCGCTAGAGTCTCTATACCGCACCTGAACCACGGATTTGATTGGAAGAGGGCTCTATACCTCTCACCTACCAGACTTTCGACGACCTTCCGTTCGTCAACCATCAGTCCTCCTTGGTAGCCTCGTCTGTGAACGAGTACTGAATGGTCTCGTACTCAACATCCGTGCCGCTAGCCGCCACGACGATGCCGTTCACAGTGCCGTCTGTGCTCTTGATGCTTTCGACGGTGATGCCGTATAGGTCAACGCAAACGGATTGGGCAAGTAGGCCAATCTCAATGCCCACACTCCGAAGAGCGTCTCCTACAGCCTTATGTGTCCTCACTCTGTCTAGCGCCATCTCCCTGTCCTTTCCGGTCGGACTTGCACTTCTTGCAGACGCCCGCGTAGATGTGGTACACGCCGTACGGAATCGGCCAGTCTCGCTTCTCACATGCGCCACATCGGATACACTTCACGGTCACAACAGCGCGACTCGTCACGACAGTTCCAACTCCATCAGTGTCATCACCACATAGCGCAGGTCGTCGAGCGTCGCGGCGATTAGCTCTACATCTGCGGGTAGCCCGGCGATGTGCGCTTCCGACGGGTGCAGGTCATCGCCCCCGTACCCCGGCCGCTCGATGCGCCACAGTGAGCCATACCAGTTGTGAATCCACTTGGCCTCATTCGGGAAGCGCACGTCAGTGATGACAACGCGCGCATCGCCGTGAACTCCGGCGTAGTTGTCCTCGTTCGCAGGTTCCATCAGCCCATTACGCACGAGTCTGTTCTCAAGTGCCTCGACCCACGCATCCTCACCGAAGATGTCACGGACGCCCTCAGTGCCGAGTTTCTGTAGGAAGCGGCGGAAGTCCGGCACTTCCTTCGCGCGCTCGTACCCGACGGTCTCAAGCAACTGGGTGTAGCGCACGGTCTCGGGGTGAACACCAGCGCAACGGAAACTGTTGCGGATGAAGTCGGGCACATCCCGCAGTGAGATGGTCGGATTGATAGCCTTCGCCATCCGACGCAATTCTGATGCGAACGCGTACTTCTTGAACCCGTACCCATCGCGCAGTATGTTCGCTGCTGAGTCCTTTCCGCAGCGAGCAAACCCCGTGAGTCCTATCAACATGTTATCCTCCTAGACGTACTGTCCAAACGGTCCATTGAACTCGTCATAGTCTTCCGATGACGTCTTCTCCTTCATGTTGCGCAGTGCCTTCAGCACGGCCGGGTACTCGCCCCCGAGCACCTTGACGCCGATGAACAACTCCTTCAGGTGCGCAAGTGACATACCGTCGGTGTCCTTGGACCACTTGTCGAGGTCTACATCGTCTCCGTCGCGCGACAGTGCTTCGAGGTACATCCGGCGCGCGGCTGGAGCCGGGTGCGGAATCTTGTAGCGGCGGTCGAAGCGTGACGGCCGGTTGACGATACGGTCTCCGAGCTTCTCGGGGAAGTTCGTCGTGGCGACGAAGACGACCTTGTCTACCTGTTCGATACCGTCGAGCAGGTTCAACACCTTTGTCTCGCTCGACCGCTCAAGGATGGCGTCGAGGTCCTCCATCATGACTACGAGTGGCGTCTGCGGCTGAATCATGCGGAAGATGCGGTAGCCCATCAGGAACAGGTCGGGGTTGTTGAACATCAGCACGACTCCACCGCGCTCGACAACGTCACGCGCGACAATCTGGAGTGTACAGGACTTGCCCGAGCCCGCCGGTCCGTAGAGCAGGATGCCGCGCTTGTACGGCAGGTCATGCAGGCGGAAAGCATCCTCACGCTCCCAGAACGTTACAATCTCGGCGACAACGGTGTCGATGGCTGAGTCAGGGAAGCGCAGAAGCTCATCGGTGCGTGCCTCTACGGGCGTGAAGAAGACGACGCCCTGCACGCTGACGAGGTCGTACACGCCGGGTGGCAACTGCTCTTCGGTAGCAGCGTCGCCAGTCCCGTAGAAGTAGCCGTCGCTGCTAACCCAGCGGACAAGTCGGCTCATGCGGCGTCACTACGCATGGTAGAAACCTTTCCCCGAGCCTTCAGCGGTCCACACAGATGGCGGGCGCAGCAGCCCACGGTCAATCATGATTGCTCGCATCTCAATATGCTGCGCCACGTCGCCGACGCAGCGCTTCTTCGTCTGCTCGATGCCCTTGGTCGTGAGCATGTTGCCCTCGGCCCAGAGCGTCGTGTTGTGTACAGCGAAACCCTCAGCGATGTAGGTATGAACGTCTGTGCTTATGCTTTGGATTTCTCTACGTCCGACCTTCCTAACCCCCACAACTCGGGCACTGTGGGCTGACCTGAGTTGCGTTCCAGACATATCGAACGTCTTGATTAGTCGCTCTGAACGAACACGCCCCAAAAGAGAAATGTTCGCTGACACGCCCCCGCGCAGTACCATCTGTATCTGGTCCCGATAGGTGCCGGGTGGCAGGTTACCAGGTGTTGGCTGTTTGGTCTGGACCCACCAATCCCCGTACCGAGAGGCCACAGTAAGGAGGCGGTCGGCGGTCTCTCCGACACACTGTGACACGCTTACACGGCTGGCTCTTCCAATACTTCCCTCACCATCCAACATCCCCGCCAACCAACCTCCGTCCGCTGAATTGTCTCTCTCGAACGGCAATACTGGGCGGTGGAGAACCGAGCGATTCAAAAGGTCATTCGGGGTTGTCCAAACAAAGTGTCCGTCTCCCCTAGTTCGTGCAAGCCACGGGTGGTCTTCCGTGCAGGTAAGTGTCTCCCCCGTGTCAAGGTAGATTTCGACACACTCTTTCACGGCAGGTGCTGAGTAGGTAACGGCGGTACTGGCCCACTTACGTTCTTTGGTAAAGCCCCAGAGGCGGTCTCCTTCTACCAAATCGCCGCATGGAACCCAGCGCAAGTCCTCGGTGAGGAATCGCGTTTTCGGTGTGTAACAGTTCATGTTGACCTTCGGGTGCTTCAGCTCAAACATCGCGCCCAAGTTCTCCTGTGACTTGCTGAGTCCCTGCGCCTTCGAGAAGTCGAGCTTCGTGTCGGAGGCGAGTTTGTCTTCGAGCGGCGTGAGTCCGAGTCGCAACATCGCGCCGTTCAACACGGGCAGGTCGAAACCACGGATGTAGTGTCCGGTCACGATGTCTGCCGCGTTGTAATCCAACCGGAAATATTCAAGCATCTCTTCTTCTTCTGCGGCCAGGCAGTCCGGGTCACCGGACTCACCGATAGCGCCTATCTGCACGCCTCCGCGCTCGCCGATGAACTTCCATGCGATGGCCGTCGGCTGTTTCGTAACGAAGTCGCCTCCGTACCACGCAAGCGGTCGGCACTCGGAGTCGAGGTCGAGGATGCGCAGCGAAGTCTTGCCGATATGGACTTTCACTTCCGCTCATCCTCTACGGTGAACACGGGAAGCTCACCCTGCGCGAGACCCTCTTCCAGCGCCTTGACTTCGTCCTTGAGCACGTCAAGCTCGTAGTCGATGTCTGAGAAGCGATGCACCAGTCGGCGCTCTGCACGACGAAGTGTCGTGAGCTTGCGCCTGGCGCGCGTTAGTTCAACATCCTCTGCCATTCTGAACTCCTTCCTTCAGTCGCGCAATCTCAGCGCGAACCTCGACCAACTTGGCTTTGACTATCGGACGTTCACTGAGCAAGTCCTTTGTGCGTCTTTGGAGCCAGCGATGGAGACCAGGAACGCCGACACCATGACAACGATTGTATGCGTAGGTGTCAGGTGTTTGTGTCCTACGACGGAAGGCTTTCCGCATCACTTCGCCCGGGTGACCGATGCCGTGTGCCGCGTTGTAGTCGTGCGTCCCCGGCGTCTTGTACCGCCGACGTTTGGCAGCTCGCGCTCGTTCCTTAGCGCCCTCACACAGCCCGTCCCAAGGCCGCGCACGGTCGTGAACGCCGTTACAGTCAGGTCGGCCGCAGTTCACGATGTCCTTTTGTCTAGGTCCAGCCCACGGATGAGCACTCCACGACGATTACCAATGCGTAGCGTCTCGTCGAGCGAGTACCGGCGGCGCAACCATGCGCGGAACTCGCGAGCGCCCGCTGGTATCTCAATCTCCACACGCTTCGCTTCCTGTACCACGGCCGACAGAATCGCTTTGACGTCGGTGCCAATCTGCTCGACAAGAGGGTTGCCATCCTTGTCTGAGATGCCCTCACAGTGGCGCAGCGCGTCCAACCACGGGTCCTCTGCTACCGTTCGCAGATTGGACAGGTTCGTGAACGCAGGGCCAGTCGGCGTATCGGTGAAACCAAGCGAGTGTCGGAAGCCGAGCCAGATGTCCCAGCCTGCCGCAACGAATCCCATCGTCTCGCGGAACCGGTCAGGAAGGTTCGGAGCACCGACGCCTTGAACTTTGAATAGCGTGTCGGGAACGCTTGCAAGATATGTCAACAACGCATCGCCCAGCCCCACGGTGTGAGCGCTCACCGGCTTGCGTCCGCCCCGAATCAGGTCCGAGTGCAAGTACGTGTAGGCATCGCGGTTGCGCATGTCGGGGTCAAGTTCGACGTAGACGAGCCGGTCGCGGAGTGACGTCTCCCCGGTTCCCATCTCACCCGAAACGATGATGCCTGACCACGTCGTGACTTCAGTCAGGTCGGTCGCGTTCGCGGACATGCCACCCTTGACGCTCTCCTGCCCGTTGTACGCGTCGCGCAGCATCTGCCGCAGGCGGCTCATGCTGTCATCGCGCGCACCCGAGCGGTACTCGTCGAACCACACGGGGAATCCGATGGTGCTGGAGACGAAACAGTCAACACCGAACGGCGTTGTCGTTGTGAGGTTAGCGCTGATGTCGAAACCGAACGCCTCCAGCACGGTCTGCGTCATGTGCGTCTTGCCCGCGCCCGACTCGCCCGCGATGAACAGCGGTGGACACGGCGTGCGCTTACCACGCATCAGCGTCGCGACGAGCCAGCCGAGCATGACAGCCATGACTGCGGGGTCGTTGAGCCGCTCTAGTTCGCGGATGGCTTGCAAGTCCCACGGCCCCTTCACGATAAACAGCCTGTCCTTCAGTCCCGCATCTCCGCGAAGTGGGGCCATGTAACGAACTTGGTCAGGCCCGATGCAGAAACCCGGACCGACGAACGACCGTCCGATGCGCCCGGCCTTCGAACTTGTAACCTCCAGAGGCAAGTAGTCGG